ACGCGGACAATAAATCCGGGGGTTTGAAAGGAAAAACTGTCATGCCCGTGAAGTCTGTTGCTCCTCGTCGTGCTCCTGGTCGTCCGCCCAAGCCGAAAGCTCCGCCTGTGCCGACTGTGGTGATGCCCGATGGGATGGACATGCTGCAGTTCCTGACGGATGTCGCGCTGGGGCGCATCGAAGCCAATCCGTTGCAGGTGCGTGCAGCCATTGCGGCTGTGCAGTACACGCACACCAAGCGCGAGGATGCTGGCAAAAAGGCTGCTGTGGCCGAGAAGGCGCAGGAGTTGGTCGAGGGTGGCAAGTTCCGGCCGGCTGAACCGCCGCGCCTGGTGGTGAGCAACGGTTGACCGCTTGGACGACTGCTTGTCCTGACTGGGAGCGTCGGCTGGTCGAGAGGGAATCGCTGATTCCTTTCGGTCCGCTCTTTCCAGACCAGGCTGATGCTGGTCTGGCGGTGATGGATCAGTTGCGTGTGGTGGACATGGCCGGTTCGCCGACGTTTGGTGATGCGTCGCGGCCGTGGGTGCGCGAGTTCTGTGCGTCGGTGTTCGGGGCGTATGACCCGGAGACCGGCAAGCGGATGGTGAAAGAGTGGTTTTTGCTGATCTCGAAGAAGAACAGCAAGAGCACCACCAGCGGCCTGCTGATGCTGGCCGTGCTGATCTTGAACTGGCGCAAGGCTGGCGAGTTCGGGATCTTGGCGCCCACGGTGGAGGTGGCGAACAACGCTTTCAAGCCGGCTGCGGATGCGGTTCGTGCGGATCCAGAGCTGTCGCAGCTCATGCATGTGCAAGACCACATCCGAACCATCCGCCATCGGACGACTGGCGCGACCTTGCAGGTGGTGGCTGCCGACTCGGAGACAGTGGCCGGCAAGAAATGGATCATCACGCTGGTCGATGAGCTGTGGCTGTTCGGCAAGCGGCCCAACGCAGAAGACATGCTGCGTGAAGCAACCGGCGGTCTGGCGGCGCGTCCAGAGGGCTGCGTGATTTGGCTGTCAACGCAGTCGAACGATCCGCCGGCTGGCGTGTTCCGCTCGAAATTGCAGTATGCGCGGGCAGTTCGCGACGGTCGCATCAATGACCGGCAGTTCTGCCCTGTGCTGTACGAGTTTCCGCCGTCGATGATTGAGTCGAGGGCGCATCTGGAAAGCGAAAACTTCTACCTGACGAACCCGAATCTCGGTGCGTCGGTGGATGAGGAATACCTTTCGCGGGAGCTTGCCAAGGCCGAAGAGGCTGGCGAGGAATCGCTGCGTGGGTTCCTGGCGAAGCACTTGAACGTCGAGATCGGGCTTGCGTTGCGGTCCGACCGGTGGGCCGGCGCGGATCACTGGCAGGCCAATGCGGACAAGAGCCTGACGCTGGACGCTCTGCTCGAGCGCAGCGAAGTGGTGACGGTCGGCATCGACGGTGGTGGTCTGGACGACTTGCTGGGTCTTGCCGTGCTGGGCCGTTGTGGCGAGACGGGAGACTGGCTCGGCTGGTTTCACGCCTGGGCGCATCCGTCGGTGATGGAGCGGCGCAAGGGCGAGGCCACGCGACTGCGTGATTTCGAGCGCGATGGCGATCTGACGGTCGTGCGGTCGATGGGTGATGACGTGATGGAAGTGGCGGATGTGGTGCATCGCATCGAGGCGTCTGGCCGCTTGGACAAGGTTGGAGTCGATGTGCATGGCATCGGGTCCATTGTGGAGGCGCTGATGGACGGCGAGATCGAGCAGGACCGCATCGTCGGCATTCCGCAGGGCTGGAAACTGACGGCAGCCATCAAGACGGCCGAGCGCAAGCTTGCTGCTGGTCAGTTGAAGCATGCTGGCAGCGCGCTGATGGCGTGGTGTGTCTCGAACGCTCGTGTCGAGCCGAGGGGAAATGCCATCACCATCACCAAGCAGCAGGCAGGGTCAGCCAAGATTGACCCGCTGGCCGCAATGTTCAATGCCGTGGCTCTGATGTCGTTGAACCCGGCATCGTCCGGGTACTACGCTCGCGGCGGCGAGCTGCTGGTGCTGTGATGGGCGGCTTGCGCGGGTTGTTGAACGCCATCTGGAACGGCACCGAGCAGCGGTCGCTGTCAAACCCGGATTCTGAGTTGCTTGCTGCTTTGGGCGCCAGCAGCACGGTGTCTGGGATCTCTGTGTCGCCCGAGTCGGCCATGCAGATGTCAGCGGTGTGGGCGTGTGTGCGCTTGATCAGCGAGTCGATTGCGTCGCTGCCATTGCACGTCTACCGGCGTGTTGATGTGCGGACCCGTGAGCGTGTCTCTGGTCCGCTGGTGCATCTGTTGCACAGTGAGCCGAATCGCATCATGTCCAGTTTCACATGGCGCGAGACGATGGCCGCCCACGTTCTGTTGTGGGGCAACGGCTATTCGCTGATTGTGCGGCGCTCAAATGGTGAGCCGCTTGAGTTTCTGCCGGTGGCCAGCAAGCACGTCAAGGTGCTGCGGACTCCAGGCGGCTATGTGGCCTACGACGTGGTGTTGCCAGACGGCATGCGCGTTCGTGTGCCGCAGACCGACATGTTGCACATACCCGGTCTGGCGTTCGACGGTGTCGTCGGCGTCTCGCCAATCCGTTACGCAGCGCAGTCCATTGGTCTGGCGCTAGCCGCCGAGCAGTACGGCGCGGCGTTCTTTGGCAATGGCAGCACGCCGTCGGGCTACATCAGCCTGCCTGGAAAGATCAACAAGGAGCAGGCGGCGGTCTTGCGCGAGACCTGGTATGCCACCTATGGCGGCGTCAAGAACTCGCACAAGACAGCCGTGCTGTTCGAGAACGGAAAGTTCGAGCGCATCAGCATCCCGCCCGAGGAAGCGCAGTTCATCGAGACCCGCAAGCACCAGGTGGCGGACATCGCCAGGTGGTATCGGGTGCCTCCGCACATGATCGGCGATCTGGACAAGGCCACGTTCTCGAACATCGAGCATCAGCAACTCGAGTTCGTGACGCACACGCTGCGGCCGTGGCTGGTGAGGTTCGAGCAGGAGATCAATCGCAAGTTGTTTCCGAGCAGGTCGGACGGCATGCCGAGTGACACCTATGCGGAGTTCTCGGTGGACGGCCTGCTGCGCGGCGATGTTGCAAGCCGATCGGATTACTACGTCAAGGGCCGCCAGTGGGGCTGGCTCAGTGCAAACGACGTGCGCGCGCTGGAAAACCTTGGGCCGATTGCAGGTGGCGACGTCTACATGGCGCCTTTGAACATGGACACCGTGGGCGATTCGCCCAGCACGGTGGATGAGGTGAACGAATGAAAGACATCGAGAAGCGTGTGCTGTGCCGCGAGGTGCGGGTCGATAGCGGTGACAGCGGGCCGGTCATCCGTGGTTACGCCGCTGTGTTCAACACCCTGAGCGAAGACCTTGGCGGTTTCCGCGAGCAATTGTCGACGGGTGCTTTTTCGGATGCCATCGGCGCGTCTGATGTGCGTGCGCTCATCAATCATGACCCGAACCTGGTGATTGGGCGCAACAAGGCCGGCACGCTGGCCATGCGCGAGGACGCGACCGGCCTCTACGTCGAGATTGTGCCGCCTGACACCCAGGCAGCGCGTGACCTGGTCGAGTCGATGAAGCGTGGCGACGTGAATCAGATGTCGTTCGCCTTCACCGTCGGGAAGGAAGACCAGACGTGGGCGCGTGATGGGAATGGGCCGTGGATCCGCACCATCAAGAAGGTGTCTCGATTGTTTGACGTGTCCGTCGTGACGTATCCGGCTTACACAGCCACTGAGGCTGCGGTGCGTGCCATGTCTGAACTGGAGTCTGCCGAGGCAGCCAAGCAGGAGGCCGAGGCAAAGGAGCGTCGCCAGCGCGAAGTGCGCGCCCGCGAACTCGACTTGCTGCAAGCCGGCGCGTACTGACGCGCTCCTTTCTTTCCGCCGCCGCGCATCCGGTCCGTGGCGGTTTGCGGTGTTGATCCGCTGCGGATCGTCCAAGACCGGATTTTCTAGGAGCATCAAAATGAAGCGACTCAACGAGTTGCGTCTGGAGTACAACCAGACTGTCAAGGCCATGCGTGACATGCATGACGCCGCCGAGAAGGAAGACCGTGGTTTTGACGCGGACGAGCAAGCCAAGTATCAGCGCATGCGCGATGGCGTAGAGACGCTGCAAGCGCGCATTGAGCGCGAGCAGGAGTTGGTCGATCAGGAGCTGCGTCTTGGCAAGGCCATCGACCCGAAGGCCGAGGGCACTCTGGACGACCCGGCCGCACGCGCCGCGATGGGCAAGGATGCCCGCAAGTCGGATGACCCCTATTCGGTCGCCATGCGTTCCTACCTGCTCAACGGCAATGAGGGTCTGACGTCCGAGCAGCGCAACATCCTGGCTGAGAAGCGCGACCTGTCGCTGACCGTTGCGAACGGTGGTGCCACCGTCCCGCAGGGTTTCTACAACCAGCTCGTCGAGACGCAACGTCTGTGGGGCGGCTTCATCGACCCGAACGTCGTCACGTTCGTCGAGACCGAGCGCGGCAATCTGCTTCCGATCCCGGTGGAAGATGACGTCGGCAACGCGGCCGCAATCGTGGCGGAAGGCACTTCGCTGACCACCTCGACCGACCCTACCTACAACAACGTCAACCTGACTGCGTACATGTACCGCACGCTGGCTCGCGTGTCGCTGGAGTTGCTGCAGGACTCGGCGTTCGACCTCGAGGCGTATCTGACCCGCAAGTTTGCCATCCGTCTGTGGCGCGGTTTCAACGGTCATGCTTCAACCGGCACCAACTCCGGTCAGCCGCAAGGTCTGTTCAACGCATCCGTCGGTGCTGGCATCGGTGCCACGGCGCCGACCGGCAACACCACCAACTTCCCGTATGCCTCCCTGGTGGCTCTGGAGCACAGCGTCGATCCGCTGTATCGCATCTCTCAAAAGGCTCGCTGGATGTTCTCGGATGGCGTGCTGCAAGCTCTCAAGCAGCAGCTCGACACCACCAACCGTCCGATCTGGATGCCGAACTACACCCCGGGTGACGCCAGCACCTTTACGCCGTTCCCAGGCACCATCCTCGGCTACCAGTACGTCATCAACCCGGATGCTCCGGCGATGGCTGCAAACGCACGTTGCGTGGCGTTCGGTGACTTCTCCTATTACTTCACTCGTCAAGTCACCGGCATGACGATTGTGCGGGCACAGGAGCGGTTCATCGACAGCGGTCAGATCGGTTTCTATCTGTTTGCACGGATGGACGGGAAGTACGCCAACCCGACCGCGACTGCGGCTCGTGCTCCGATCCGTCTGGGTCAGAACTCGGCCACCTGATGCAGTGACCACAGGCGTGGCTTGCTCCGGCGGCCACGCCTGACCTGGAGAACACAGCATGTCCAGAACCAAAAACGACAGCGTGAAGGTGCGCGTGCTGGCCGATTGTGCAATCGGTTCGTGGGGCGATGTCGTCGAAATCGACAAGGCGCAGCTGGAAGAGCTGGAAGCGCGTGCTCTTGTTGATTCCAATCCTGCGGCAGTGGCGGCCACGGAGGCCACGGAGGCCTAAATGGCGACCATCATTTACACCAGTTTCTTCGAGGATCTGGCACGCGGAGCCATTGACCTCGACACAGACACCATCAAGGTGCTGCTGACCACCTCGACTTATGCCGAGAACAAGGATGGCCACACCAAGCGGTCGGACGTGACCAACGAGGTGACCGGAACCGGCTACACCGCTGGCGGAAACACGGCGGCCATCACCATCACGAAGGACCTGGTCAACGACCGTCTGGATGTGACGTTGGGCGGCACAACGTGGCCGACCAGCACCATCACGGCTCGAAAGGCCGTGTACTACAAGTCTCGCGGCGGCGCGGCCAGTGCGGATGAGTTGATTGCAGTCATCGACAACGGTACCGACGTCACCAGCACGGGCGCGACATTCACGCTCAATGCCAGCACGTTGCGGATCCAGAACTGAGGTGATGCATGCCTGACAATCTCGGATATACGCC